TCTTCTTGGTATAATTCAGTGTTGGGGCGAGTTCGCTCAGGCGTGGGCTATCATTTTTGTCTATTGGGATGGGGTTACAGCATCATATGAAGCAGTTGCAACTGGCACAAAGGCGGAAATTGTAGCTGCCGCTCCTACAACTGGAACAATAGTTGATGGGAATTTGGGTATCGGTATCTATAAAAGTGGATACGCACTGAGAATAGACCTCCTAAACAGGGGAGGTGGTACAAAAACGGTAGGAATGAAATTTAGTGGGACATCGCCATATTAATAAAAAGATTGTTTAATTATTAAACGAACTAAGGAATTTTAATGGATCAAGACATTAAACAAATTCTATCTCAATGTAGCATCTCAACTCGAATGACTGCTTCGACGTTCTTCCCTGATCGTTTTAGTTTACCTTTTGCTGAAGGAGTTCATGGGAAGATATTTGATCTCATTGATAGTGATGCTCAGAAAGTAGCTATTGCAGCTCCTCGTGGATGGGGAAAGACAAGTATAGTTGCACTTGCACTGATGGCAAGATGGATTTTGTTTAGGCATACAGGGTTCATTGTCTACATAAACAAGTCTCACGATGCTGCATCGCTTCAAACTGAAAACTTACGCCGTGAGCTTGTAACGAATCGAGATATCAAAGCATTCTTCGGCCCTTTCAAACATCGAGATGCAGATAACAAAGACTTTGACGAAGTGTTTAGCAAAAAAGCTTGGGTTGCTTATGATACATTAGTCTGGCCTCGTGGAGCTGGCCAGCAGGTTCGAGGTGTTTTGTTCAAGAATGATCGGCCAGGTCTAATTGTTATAGATGATCTTGAAGACCCTGACAGCATTAACAATGATGAGATTCGCAAAGGATGGTATGAGTGGCTTTATGCAGACGTAATCAAATCTGTTCCACGGATAGGGTCTAATGTAAAGAATTGGAAAATAGTATACATTGACACTCTTAAACATGAAGACTCTGTATTACAAAAGTTACTTGATTCTTCAGATTGGGCATCTGTTCGACTTGAAGCTTGCGATGACAGCTTCAAATCTACAGCCCCTGACTTTATGTCTGATGAAGATGTTATGAAGGAATGGAATCAGCATGTAGAAGCAGGTCAAACAGATGTGTTTTTTCGTGAGCTTCGTAATCTTCCTATATCAACAAAGGACTCTGCATTTAGAACTGAATATTTTCATTATTATAATCTGCCTCTAGATCGTCATGGAGATGAGAATGACCTTAAGTTACTTGATGTTGAAGTTCAACAAAATCAGAATATTGAAACAGTTGTCATTCTTGATCCTGCTAAAACAGTCAAGATTCACTCTGCTGAAAGTGCTATCATTGGTATAGGTATTGATCTTAATAGTGCAAAGGTCTTTATTAGGGATATAGTATCTGAAAAAATGTATCCAGATGAAATCTATGATGCTATGTTTGGAATGGCTCAGATGTTAGGAGCGAAAGTATTAGGTATTGAAGAAACCTCGCTCAATGAGTTCATCAAACAACCTATTAAAAATGAGATGTTTAGGCGGGGAAGTTTCTATGAACTTATTTGGCTTAAAGCTCGTGGTGGGATGAAAAAAGAGCATCGTATAAAGGAGCTTGTACCTTACTATCGTGGTGGCTACATCTATCACAATGCGTCTTGTGCAGGTATCAAAAAGCTTGAACAACAATTACTTATGTTTCCTCGATCTGCTTTATGGGATCTGATGGATGCTGAAGCTTATCTCATTGAGATGCTTGAACTTGGTGAGAGATACTTTTCACCTAAAGAAGACATTAACGATATAGAGATTGAGTATAAAGAGTTAGATTATGAAAAGCCCATTGAAGATTGGAGATGTGTCTAATGGATAATTCTTGTTCTGAGCATAGTGGGATTTGTAAGGCTATATTAACTCTTGAATCAAATACTTCTAAACAGTGGGAAGAATTAGATAAAGGAAGGGAAAGAATGGACAATATAATGACAAGGTTAAACTTTATTCTCGGTGGTATAGTAGTGGCAATAGTAATGCTTTTAGTCAATATTGTTTTTAAGATCGTTTAAACATTAAACAAACTGGATAAGCAATGGCACTTAAACAAATTAGAATTGGTTCTGCAGAAAATGTAATTCAGTATGAAGGTAATGACTATGATTCTGCTATTGAAACTGATCAACCTATGAAGGCTGGAACGCCAGTAGCTTCAGATGATGTAGTTCGTTTATCTGATCTTGGCACTTATATTTTTGGCCCTGCCAGTGCAGTGGATTCTAACATAGCTGAGTTTGATGGGACTACAGGTAAGAAAATAAAGGATGGTGGGCTTACTCATGCAAACGTAGCTGATGCAGTAACTAAGAAGCATGCACAGAATACAGATACTGCACTAGGTACAGTGGGGACTAAAAACCCTCCTATTGATGCTGATTTGGCCTTATATCGAGATAGCGCAGCTTCTGATGCTCTGGTAACTTCTACCTGGACACAGATAAAGGCATTCTTAAAAAATTATTGGGATACACTTTATGCTGCCAAAGGCGCAAACGCAGATATTACAAGTCTATCTGGCCTTACTACTCTGCTCACACTTGCTCAAGGAGGTATCGGGCCGCTTGGGGCAGCTAACCTAAAACTATTCGTCAATGCTGCTGGTACTCTAGGGGAATGGGCATCTGGAATAAAGATAGGGACATTCACAAGAGACTTAGCAGCCGTAGCTGGTGATGTAGCTTATACAGGCATTGGGTTCAGACCGAGTGTAGTAATTTTTATTTCAGGCTCTGTCCAGGGGCATGGAGTGGGATTTGACGATGGGACAAATCATTACTGCGGCGTTGTGGTTGGTCTCGGAGCTGCATCGGATTTTACTGCTCAAACTACTAAAAGCATTTGGGGCAGTGATAACTGGGGCACCACTAATGTTAGGGGATTTATCGCCAGCATGGATGCTGACGGTTTTACAATCACTTATACCAAGGCTGGCAATCCAACCGGCGATCTATATGTTTTTTACCTGGCTTTGCGCTAAGGAGGATGATATGTATCGAGTATGTCAAACCAAAGATGGTAAATTTATCGAAATGCAGAGCGGGGGAAGGATTGAACGCTTGAGCAAAGAAGATTTTTCAACCGATGAATTGTATGAAGAATATCTTGAAAAGTGTGATGATCTTGAGAACATGAGATTGAATACTCTGACACAAAATGCTATCAACATCGGGTATAAGGAAAAAGATATTGAAACCAAGTTTGTTACTGATGAAGAATGGGCTGTGATTGAAAGAGAACTCAATAAGCCCACACTTGAACAAATAGCAGAAAGAAAAAAGGAAGTCTTAATCCAAACAAAGATTAGAGAACTGGCGATTAATGCACTAATCAAAGAAGGTAAATTGAGAAGTTGAGAAACTGGAGATAAGTTGATGCCCTATATTATAACTGGCGACCCTACATCTTGGAAAGAAGACATCTACACAAAAGATAGCTATGACTATACCTATCCTGAAGGTCTTGATTTACGTCCTAATAGTGATCTTCATAAAAAGCTTCGGAACAAAATCTGGGAACGTGCTAGAATGTCTAGGAATGAAATTCAGAAGAGATTCAACTCATGGCGTGAGATAGATAGAACATTGACTACTTATATGCCCTTGAAGGATAAAGAAGAAATATTAAAGAATAAGGACTCTTCCAAGCCTGTCTCAATAGTATTTCCTTATACCTATTCAATGCTTGAAGCATTGTTAACTTATCTATCAATGGCATTCTTCCAAGATCCTATGTTTCAATATGAAGGTGTCGAAGATGATGATACAACTGGTGCAATGCTGATGGAGTTGGTAATCAAACTTCACTGTATTAAAACCAAAGTACCTTTATCAGTCCATACGGCTCTTCGTGACTCTCTTAGTTATGGAGTAGGTATTGCAATTCCTGAGTGGCGTAGACTATATGGGCGTAAGGCTATAAAAGCATCTGTTATTCTTCAATCTGAGCTTGGCGAAGAAACACAAAATCATACTCAGTTTATTGACTCTTTACTTTTTGAAGGCAATGCACTTAGCAACATTGATCCTTATATGTGGCTTCCAGACCCATCTGTTTCTTCTGATAATATTCAGAAAGGTGAATTTATTGGCTGGGTAGATCGTGATAGCTATGTTAATTTACTAAGTGAAGAAAACCAACCTGATTCTAAGTACTTTAATGTTAAGTATCTGAAAGGGAAGAATAACAAACGCTCAACCTTAGCACTTGATCAAAGTGAACGTCAGACTCGGCATGGTGGGTCTACTGATATACATAGAGCTATATCAGATACTGTCTCTCCAGTTGATAGAATAAGAATGTACATTAACTTAATTCCTAAAGAATGGGAGTTATCTGATAGTGAGTATCCTGAAAAGTGGTACTTTGAACTTGCTGCAGATGATGTAATTATAGCATGTGAGAGAGCTGATCATAATCATGGAATGTATCCTATATCAGTAGCCTCTCCTGAGTATGATGGATACTCAATTACACCAATAGGAAGAATGGAAGTATTATATGGCTTACAGCATACATTAGATTTTCTCTTTAACTCACATATATCTAATGTAAAAAAAGCTATCAATGATATGTTCATAGTTGATCCTTATTTAGTTAATATAGAAGATTTAAAAGATCCTCAACCAGGTAAATTAATTCGTCTTCGTAGACCTGCTTGGGGACGTGGAGTTGATAAAGTTGTTCAGCAACTATCAGTTACTGATATTACACGACTAAACATTAGTGACTCTGCATATATAACTCAGTGGATGGATAGAATATCTGGTGCTGATCAGTCTATGCAGGGTGCCCTACGTCAAGGAGGTCCTGAGCGATTAACCTCTGCTGAATTTCAAGGTACACGTGGCTCAGCTGTCAGCCGTCTGCAGCGGATGGCTATGATTATAGGTATGCAGTTCATGCAGGATATTGGTACTATGTTTGCTGTTCATGCTCAACAGTATATGACTCAGGAGACTTATGTTAAAATAGTTGGACAGAATGCTGAGAAGCTATCTGCAATATTTGGGGGTAAAGACCGTGCTCGTGTAAGTCCAATAGATATGGCAGTTAACTATGATTTAATTGTAAGGGATGGTTCAATTCCTGGTGGGAACTTCTCTGGCTCATGGATTGATTTGTTTAAGACCATAGGAACATCTCCTGAGCTTGCACAACAATTTGATGTACCTAGGATATTTATGTATATAGCTAAGCAGTTAGGTGCAAAGAATGTAGAGGACTTTAAACGTAATATCAATCGAGTTCAAGGACAGACAATGCCTGATGAGCAAGTAAGACAGCAAGTACAGGCAGGTAATCTAGTCCCTACAGGAGTTTGACTAATGGAACTACCGGAACTACGTACAACTAAGAGTCAGATAGAAGAGTTTAAAGAATCGATCCTATGGGCAGATATGGTTATGGAACTTAATTTATGGAAAGAAGGATTTGAGTCTGAAATGAGATCTATTGTTGACTTAGCTACAGACAATAATCCTTCAACGGCATCTGTCTTATTACATATGGGAGATCTCAATGGTAGAATTAAAGCTGTTGATTATATATTGAGTATGTTAGATGTATTTTTAAGTATATTAAACATAGAACCGGAGGACAAAGAAGATGACTTTAGACGCAACGAAACCGACTGATGTAGAGGTAATTAGTTCCTTACCTCTTTACATAAGAGAAGCACGTGCAGCTATTAATGCACTCTCAGGAGGTGGAGATGTAGGTGTAACAGACCTTACAATCCCTCCTGGGACAGTATCTTTAACTGTAGGCACTGATATAGGTTTGTTTGGTCTTGAGGTTATAATAGTTGATGCTGGTGCAGCTGTTAATATTGCAAATATCTTAGGAGGTACTCAAGGACAAACAAAGATCTTTATATTTCAAGATAATAATATATCTATTGTTGATGGATTAGCACTTGCAGGTGCTATTTATCTGAATCAGCTTCCTGCACTCTCTTCATTTGCTGCTCATATAAATGATGTATTAGCATTAACCAATATAGGTGGTGATGGTGCTACTGTTCAGGGATATTGGAAGGAAATATTTAGACAAGTAGCAATTAAATAGATCGTTTAATTGTTAAACAAACTTTAAAAAAGGAGTAGTAAAATGGGATTAAGGGAAGAGTTAAATGATATGTCGAATGCTCTTGGTTCAGGGCACTTGGTCGAGGATAACCTTGTGGTTGGGTCTGTTACTGACCTTGTGATAGAACCTGTGATTGAGTCGGTAGTTGAATCAGTAGTTGAGCCTATAGTTGAGTCAGAATCTGAGTCTGAATCTGAATCTGAATCTGAGTCTGTGGTAGAGATAGATGACAAGGACAAGATCATTGAAGATCTTCGTAGAAAACTCGAAGAGAATATAGTAGTCCCTAAGAAAGACGAACCAATTATTGAAGAACCAGATAAGTTTGAAGAACAAGACTTTATTGGAGACATAGACCTTGATGATGCTATTAGAGACAAGGATATGTTTAATAAGCTTCTCAATTCTGTTTATACGAAGGGGGTTGCAGATGCGAAGAAGTTAGCTAGTGAAAAGGTTCTTCTTTCAATTCCTGGTATTGTAAAGAATAATATAGAGATTGTAACAAACCTGAAAAGAATGAGTGAGCAGTTTTATGACGATAATAAAGATCTTACTCCATTTAAGAAGGTAGTGGCAACTGTATTTGAGGAAGTTGCATCTGAAAACCCAGATAAAAAGTATAATGAGATAATGAAACTTGTAGCTCCTGAGGTACGTAAAAGACTGGAGTTACATGAGCAAGCTGTAGGAGATAAAAAAGACAAAAAACCACCTATATTACCAGTTAAGAAAAGTGGTCAAAGACAGTCTCCTATCCAACCAGAAACATCATCTCTTCAAAATGAGATTGATGAGATGAATAAATTTATCAGGAGGTAAATATTATGGCTTTAGAAGACAAAGGTTCTCAACATCATGGGGAAGTTGTTGATAAGTATATTGACCCTGCAGTCAGTATTGCAATGACTACCCGTGACTATGTAGTACGTCCAGAGGCAAATGGAGTATCTGGGCCTATAGTTCTTGCTCTACCCCCTGTCGCTGATACAAAGGGTAGATTCTACTCCATTGTAGTTAGGGATGCCGATGTAGTTAATACTATCACTATTACTGACAGAGATGATTCAGAATGCTGGGCTGATATTGTTTTGAATAGTAAATGTGATAGGTTGCTAATGTACAGTGATGGTCTTTTCTGGCATCCACTTGCAGCTATCACAACTACATTCCCTAGTGGATATGACTATCCTTGATAGACAGTTCGTTTAACAATTAAACAATCTTGATTATATAGGAGGTAACTATTATGTTTCTTGGAATGAGAGGTACGGATGACTGGGTAGATGGCCAGCGTCCTAAAAATTGGAGGGAACAAATCTTATATTGGTATCCTAATGGTTCTGCTCCACTGACAGCTATATTGTCCATGATGGGATCTGAAAGTGTTAATGATCCACGATTTCACTGGTGGACACAAGAGCAGTCAGCTGTAGGTGGTGCGGTAGCTGATATCTATACACTTCCTGACTTGTCAGCTGCTTATGCATCTGGCGGTGTAGCAGGGGATGTACTGTATGCTCAAATAACAACTATCCTCGCTAATCGTATTCGAGAAGGACATCAGATCCTTCTCCGTGATGCTTCTGATTATCGAGTTGATGTAGTAGGTAAGGTAATTGGGGTTACTAGAGGCACCACTAATTCTGTTCTTGCAATTCGATTACTTGAAAATGATGATAACTCACCAGCTCATGACCTCTCTGATTGTGATACCTTTAAGATCATAGGTAATATCAATCCTGAGGGTGGCGAGATGCCCGATGCTATAGCTCTTAATCCTGTTCAGGTCTACAACGTAACTCAGATTTTTCGTACACCTTTGTCATTGACTCGAACAGCTTTAAAGACAAAACTCAGAACTCCTGAGCAGCGTCAAAAGGCCAAGGCTGAGGCACTTGAAATGCACTCCTGGGAAATGGAGCTTGCATTTCTCTGGGGTATTCTTACTGAGAACATCGGAGACAATGGTAAACCTGAGAGAACTACCAGGGGTGTGATTAACTTCGTTAGACAGTATGCAGCAGCTAACTGTGATGACTATACACTCAATGCAGCCTATGCTGGATTAGCTTGGACAAATGTATTAGGTGGACAGGTGTGGCTAAAGAATATGCTTGAGCAAGTATTCCGTTTTGGGGCTGCTGAGAAACTCTGCCTTTGTGGTAGTGGTTTCTTGCTCGGTATAGATGCTCTTGCCCAGGCATTTGGAACAGTTCAACTTTTACCAGCTGCTAAAGTCTACGGTATGCAGATTCGTGAGTGGATAACTCCATTTGGGTCTATCATGATGAAGACTCATCCATTGTTCAGTTATGATGCTACAACTCGTAATATGGGAATCCTTCTGGAGCCTAAGGAACTTGGTTACAGATACATCGACGATACTACCTTCTACGGAGAGAGTGACAAAAAAGATCATTCCTTCGGTTATGGTCAGCGACGAGTTGATGGTACCCATGAGGAGTTTCTTACTGAGTGTGGTCTTGAATTTGGACTCCCGCAGAAATGTGCAGTGCTTAATGGAGTCGGTCTAGACAATCCTTAAACTAGACTAAGCAATAGTTATGAGGGAGGGTTTGCTCCTTTACCTCCCTCATAACTTACTTTAATTGGAGGTTTGATATATGAACCTACTTCAAATTCGTCAAAAGTTTCGTGAACTATCTGGAAGGTTTGACTTGGTCTCCGATGTAGGTAATGATACTGGTGCTGACTTCTTTATCAATGAGGGTAGGAAATACCTTGATCGTCTAGACGAAACACAGAAATCTTGGGGAACCTGCTTTAAGTTTATGGAAACTGGATTTTGGTCTGTCCAGTTTCCATACTGCCGTGCTATCAAAGAAGTCTGGGCAGCTTCATCAAGTGCAAGGTGGCAACTTACTAAGAAAAGGGCTCAGGATTTAGTAGAAGGTTATTTAACTGGTCTTCCTAGTTCTCGTACAGTTGGGACACCTGAGTACTTTGCACCTTGTATTACCAGATACATCCCAGAAAATATTACAGTTAACTCGTTTGAGTCTTTTCTTGGCTGGGTAGATATACCAATCGGGAATGCTCATGAGTTTAATGCTATCTTAGTCAATGTTCCTACGAGTGAAAAACTAACTATCATTATCGATGGTCTGTTTTATTCTGCAGAGTTGATTAATGACACTGATGAAAACTACTGGTCTGCAGTTCATCCAATGTTACTAATCAATGCAGCTATAAGACAAACTGAAGCTGTTAATAGAAATACCCAGGGTCTTAATGACTGGGATAATGTAATAAAGATAGATACGCAACATCTTGGATTTGATCTTGTTGAGGAACTAATAGCTGAAACAAGTGAAATGGAGGGGTAGATGGAAGAACGAATTGCACAGTTGGAGTTAATCACTAACCGCCTTATGCGCCGAGCACATAAGAAGATTACTGGAATAGTAACCCCATATCCAATATCTAGTGCTGCCATAGGTGATAAAGTAGAAGGTGTAATTCTTCGTTATATGTTTCCTTGTGAAGGAAAGATTACTAAGGGAATGATCAAACTTGGTGATAAGCCTAAGAAGTGGGTGTCTATAAATATTAAGCTATTTAATGATTCGACTTCTTCTATAAAAGGATTTATGCTGGAGAAGAAATCTCTGTCTATTGAGCCTGCTTTAGATGTAACAGCTGGAGATTGTATAGAAGTATCAGTAGTTCCTAATGTAGAAGATGTTGTAACTGAGGTTTGGATTTCACTTCTATGGAAACCTTCTATAAGAGAAATAGAGGCAAAGAGTTTTTTAATTACGGAGCTTGAAGATAGTGATATATTTAAAAAGAAGAAAGTGAAGAACCGTTAACTGTCAGGAGACGGTTGGAGATCGTTTAATTGTTAAACAAACTGGTGGAGAAGCAAGTATGAAGAGAACTATGTCTAAGGAAATACTATATAATTCTAAAGAGAGAAAGGCCATGAAGAAAGAGGGGTTTGAGGATGAGAGAGTTTGAATTAGTCATAGATGAAGCATTTAAAAATGGTCTAAGTCCCGAGGCTATTGTTCCAACTAACTCTCAGTTGCTATTAGAATGTCTGGGATTTAGGTGTGGAAAGGGTGGATTAGAGGTTCATAAGGAACTGACCAACCCAATTCCTGTAACTGTTGATATGTACTATAACTGGCCTTTTCCACAATTTATTACTGGTGAGAAGTATAACTTCTTAATCGTTAGAGATTTAGTAACTAATCAATGGGACTCTGTTTATTTAGTAAGCTCTGATCATACAACTATAACTCATATCTTTGATATAGATGAACTTACCTTTGGTAAAGGTACACTGATGGAGGTTGCTGACTTTGGTGAGTATGTAATTATGACTAATGGAGTTATTATAATCTATTGGAATGTTGTTCTTAATGTATGGTCTCAGATGGTAGTCAGTGCTACAATTCCATTAATGAGAACTATGTGTAACTTCAAAGGTCAAGCTGTAGGTGGTAATGTTGTAAGTGCTTGGCATGACTGTGATGAAACATTCTATGTATGGTCTAAGATTGGTTCTATAGATTTTACACCTGATCAAGATAATGAAGCTGGTTATAGACGATGTCCTTTCGGTGGAGTAGTTTATCATGTAAGAAGACTTGGGGATAGTATAATAGGATATTCCTCAAAAGGTATTGTTCAGTTAGATCCTGTAGCAGACCCTACAACAACTTTTAGATTTAAAGAACTTCATGATGTAGGACTTATAAATCGTGGAGCTATGAATGGAAATCTTCGTGAACAAGTATTTGTTGATAATAACTATAATGTTTGGAAGATAGGAATAGGTGTTGATGTAGGTGGTTTGAATATAGCTACTATAAATCCAAAGATGTTAGGTTATAGACAATATATGCAACAGCTTATAGGAGAAGATATTATTGTTAGTTATGATCCATCTAAGGGAGATTTCTATATCGGTAATAGTACAAAGACATTCTTATTAACTCCTAATGGTTTAACCGAAGTCAAACAACATCCTTCAGCTGTATGGAGAAGTGATAATGAATCTTATATGATACCAGATGTAGTAGATGGAGACGAATCATACCTTTGTACTGAGTCCTTTGATATGGCCTATAAAGGACAGAAGACAGTGTTCAGTATAGAAACAGATGCTATGCATATAGTAGGTGCTGAAGCTGGGATTGATTGGGCTCATGATCTTACAAACTGGAACTTAGATTTTTATAAACCTATAAACAATCAAGGTATAGCATCTATTGTTATATCTGGAAATGCATTTAGATTTAAATTAAAATTTACAACTGTATTTGAAGATACAAGAATTAGTTATTTAAAGACTAGATATAAAATGACGGACTTACGTGGAATCAAGGGTGTATATGCACCACCTTTAAGGGGGCAATCTAAATGATAACTAAATTACTACCTGAACAAATATCAATCTTTTGGCCTATTATTAAATATGCAGTTGAGGAATCCCTGCCCCCAATTACTGGTGAGCATTTAGATAAAATGAATAGAATGTTATCTGCTATGTTAAGTGGGAAGTTAGAGGTTTGGGCTGTTTATACTAAAGAAGATAATAAATTTGAGGCTATATTAGTTACACAATTTTTATATGATGAGGCTAGTAATACAAAGAACTTGTTATTATATTGTCTATATGGATATACTATAATTAATTTAAGCAGTTGGAATGATAGCTTAGAGTTTATATCTAAATATGCGAAGGCTAATGGATGTCATAGTTTAGTAGCATACTCAGCTAATCAGGACTTAATTAAGATTGTGAAATCTTTAGGAGCTAATACAGCTTATACATTCATATCTTTTGAATTGAATAAGATTGTTTAATCATTAAACGATCTTGTAATGGAGGATACTATGGGAAGTTCTGGTGGAGGAGGAGGTTCTGGACACGTTAGTCATTCACCGTATTTAGAAGGACTACATTATGATTGGCTTAGTCAGACAGGTGTTGATACTATAAGTAGTTCTATAACAGATGTTATGAACTCAGCTCTTGCGACCTCTCCTTGGACAACTCTAAGTGCATATAATCCAGATGCTGATATAGCATCTTATGAAGCTACTATGACTGCATTTAAAGCAATGCTTGCAGGAATGTCAGATACAGTTGACTGGGCAAATCTATATGCACAAGCTGAGTTATCTATTAATGGGCCTGGAAATGTACTTATAGCTGCTGACATAGCTGCGTATCAGTCCCAGATGGATGATAATATTGCTACAAGAGTATTGCCTAGGTTTAGACGTGGGATGCAGGATATTAATGCAGTAGTTTCGTCAGCTTTTGTAATTGGAGAAGCTGTTATAGAGGCATTCCAAGCAAGGGATGTGGCTAAGTATAGTTCAGAACTTTATATGAATTCTAATAATAAAAAAATAACTGCTACCGCTCAGATGATGCAGATGATGGCCTGGAGAGTTGGATGGGAAGAGGGTTATGTGAGAACATCTGTTGAAGCTAAGAGAATTAAAATAGTTGCAAAGAAAGAACAGACTGAATCAGATGCTGCAATAGATGAGTCAGATGCTAAGTGGGATTTGGAAGTATTTCAATACGGTGGAAACTTATTGGGTGCTATAGGTGGTGGTACTGCTATCCCGAATATGGCTGGGAAGAATAAAGCTATGTCAGCTTTAGGTGGTGGTATGGCAGGGGCGAGTGCTGGGGGTGTGATAGGTGGTGCAATAGCTGGTGGACAGGCAGGGTCAATGGCTACACCTTACGGAGCTATCATTGGAGCGGTTGTTGGTGCAGCAGCTGCATACTTTAGTAGTTAATAGGGGGGTATTAAAATGGGCGAGATTAACACAGCTGATTCTCCAAGTGGAGGATTGAGTAGTCTTTTTCAAAATAAATTATTCTTACAGTACCTTGCTGGGTTTGGTGCAGATCTTAGTGCTGCTGGAGCTGATACAAGCAAAGGTTTTCAGCCTACTAATGTTAACGCTATTACTCAGCAAAATATACAAACTCAAAATGCAGCTAAAGCAATGCCAAAGTTTTTGCAGATGATAAAGGAAGCTCTTAATCCAGGAAGTGATGCATCACTAAATCTCAGCAAGAAAGGAGTGACTGCTATCTATCCTGGTGATTCAGAAATGGCAAAGTCATTTTTAGGGGGAGAAGAATATTCCCTTGAAGGAATTCCTTCACTTAGTATGGATAGTAAGATAGGTAAGGCACCAGGAGGTGCAACAACGACAAACCCTTTCGACTCTGGCCAGATTGATTTCTCTCCCTCGGATCTAGCTGGCCTGACACCTCAAGATTTATCTAGTGCACTTAGTGGAGCTCTAAACATTCAAGGTATGGTGACTCAGGGGAAACAGTATGAGGAAGATCTAAAGGATAAGAGGGTTCAAGCATCTTTTGATAGGATGTATAAGGGTAAGCAGATAGAGGATATAGAATCTCAGATTAAACATAGAGAAACTCCGAAACTAGATCCTCTCGATCAACCTTTTGCAATAAATGCTTTAAATAAAAAAGGGGGTACTTCTCTTCGTGAATGGAATTCTTTAACTGAATCTGAGAAGAATTATCAACTATATCTTTATGGGTCTAAAAAAGCGCTTGATGAAGGAGAACCATTGACTAGACAGGAGTTTAAGAATCTTGATCCACCAGAACAGATAAAACTTTTTGAGTATTTTAAAACTCATCCTAAAACATATAAACTTGCAAAGGAATATAAACAGGCTGGGGCAACTCAGATTAATATAGGAGAGGCTGTAAAAAAACAAGAAGCTCTTGATCAACTTAAATCTAGACAGTATTTTAAAAGTGGTGAAATGAACAAAGACTTGAATAAATACTTGGAGGGAGATGAGGTTCAAAGGACTCTTAATGCAGTGAGAGGTAAGGCTGGGTCTGAAGAATATAAACAAGGCCGATCAAGGGAACTTGTAAATATAAAGGCCAAGTTTGCTGTAGAGTCTATAACCAGTAGAGGAGGCACTATTTTAAGTTCTAGATGGGATAAGGACAAAGTTACAGCTGTTTGGAAAGTTCAATGGTCTGATGGTAAGACTGAAGAAGTTAAAGCTAGACTTAAGTAGAGGTGGTATATGTCTACAGGGCTTGAGTTTTTAGATGATAAACAAAATAATATTCAGGATAGGAGTCAATCTCAGCCTCAGCCTCCATCTATAGTATCTCCAGAGGCTATAACTGGACTTGAGTTTTTAAATGAAGATCCTCAAGTTCAACCTAAACCTCCTAGACATATGATTGATATTAGTGCATCTAATATAGATCCTGAATCTGCTAAGATTGAACAGCAGAGACTTAATGCACTTAGGAACTACTTTGAACTAGGTCAATCTCCTTGGCTTGTTCCTTTGATTCCTGGGCAGTCATTAGATACTTTAGAGGCTCCTAAACCTCCTGGGGGGTTTGGTAAGAAGGGTGAACCTTTAGATGAAGGAGGAGTGCCTTATAAAACTCCTTCATTATCAACTGAGTTACGTAAAGCAGTTTCAGATATATCTAATAGGGTATATACTAGAACTACAGCTATAGCAGATAGTTTAGGTGTTAAGGCTGCAGAGGTTGGTGGTGATCTGTATGAAGCTTTTACTAAAGTAACTAAAGAACACCCTATATGGACTAAGATAGGTAAAAATGCAGTTGCTATACCTGAAGCAGCAATGTCGTTAGGTTCAGGAATAATGAGTACTATGGCAGCCTTAGCTACCAAATACACCTATATGGCTCAAGGAATGTCTGAAGATGAGGCACGTGAACTATCTGAGCGAGGAGCATCACTTACAACCTATCAGCCTTATACTGAAGAAGGAGCTTTCTTAGCAAAAGCAGGAGGCTATATATTAGGGATACCTTTCGAGTTAGCTCATACATATGTAGCTTCTCCTGCAAGAAAATTATTTGAGCAGTCTATGGCACATGAATTTATCAAATGGGCAGGTGGAAGACCTGAGCTTGTCGGAATGCCTTATGAAGAACTCATAACATTCTTTATTGGAGCTAAAGGACTGCATATAGGTGTTAAGGGTACAAGAGGTGCTGCTAAGGCTGCTGTTGAATCTATTACTAAATCTATAGAAGCCAAAGGTCTAGAATCAGCCTTTAACTATACTCCATCATCAAAACCTCCACCTACTCCATATACAGGAACAGATTTTAAGCTAACTCCAGTTATGCCTACTACATCTGGCAAGGTTGAGACTAAAGTTGTGGAAGATAAAGATATTCCATCTATTGAGCCTAACATGATTGAGAAAGCTAAGACAAGAATTACTGAGATAGAAGATATACAAGCTGAGCTAGCAGCAAAGAAAGAGATAGTTGATAAAGTTGATATAGAGGAAGTTGTCAAGGAAGATCTAAAGATTAAAGGGGAGAAGGTTAAGAAGGCTAAGGTAGCTAAGGCTAAGGAATTAGTTGAACCTGAACCTGAAGCAGTTGAGCCTGTTACAAAAACAGGCCTTGAGTTTATTGAGGAGAGTATAGTTAAACCTAAAGATACTGTAACTATTCCTAACAAAGCAGACGAACTATCTACATTAAAAACTAAGCTTGACAACAAAGAAATAAAACCTGGAGATTATATTAAAGAGAAGAAAAGAATTCAGAGAAAGATGGATATTGAAGAAGCTGCTAAGGAAATATTAGAGATTACTAAACTAGATGAATTAACTGGAACTCTACGACCTAAGGAATTAGATACTGAATCCAGCCCATTTCGTGATAAGAATATAAAGCATACTGATACAATGAATAAGTTGTTTACTGAAAAGATTAAAAGTGTAGAGAGCTCACCTGAGACCTATACTCGTTATTTAATTAATGAAGTTAATAGATGGCTAAATGGTGAGAAGGTTTCTATTAATGAGATTAAAGATAGATTAAGTGATATGTCTACAAGGGCAGATGAACTAAGCAGACACTTTGCTGAGACTAATGACTTTAACATTTGGAAAGATACAGTTAGTGAGGCGGCAAAGTGGGCGAGAGAAGCAGATCGTTTAATTGTTAAACAAACTGGTGGTGTCCAACTCAACATGATGATCCCTGTAGATCAAATCCCTAGTATGGTTAAAGATGTTTTAAAGGGGATTAAAACTACAGTTGGAAATGTGTTGTATAGGAATAAAGAAGTATTTGACGCAACTGGCTATTGGTTAGGGAGGGATAGAAAGTGGAGGTATGAGATAGGAGATGAAGGACTTAAGGTTAAGCCTGAACTACTAGATCGGGAAGTGCATGACCTAACTGAAGTTGTAAGCCATCCTACTCTGTTTGATGCAGTCCCTGAACTTAGAAATCTTAAGATAATAGTTAAGGAGATGAAAGAAAATTTAGGACAATATAGTGCTGGAGGCAAAATAATAACTGTAAAATACCCTGAAAAAGATATTATAGTTCATGAAGTTCAACATGCTGTAAATGATATAATGGAGTCAAAGTTTAGAGGGAGTAGTCCTGAGGCACAAGAAATAATCAGAACTTCTACAATCTTATCCAAGATGAAAAAAGTAGCTAAAGACTCAAAAATAATAAAGGAGATTGACGCAGCTATAAATATATGGCAAGGATCTAATAAGACTGTATCCCTTAGAACTCTTGTTGATCCTATATTTGAAAAAGCTGAAAGAATAAGTGTAAGTGAGTACGAAAAAATATCTGAGATATTCTTTGGTGAAGATACTCCATTCGAATCTTACATGAAAGATCCTGGTGAGCTGGAAGCTAGGTTGAGTGAGAAAAGGATGAAGATGACCCCTGAGCAGAGGAAGACTGAACCTCCTTGGGAGACGCTTGAGTATATGTTAGGTGATGAAGGTATAATAAATTATCCTAAGGGTCTAAGAGGTGATTCTAATTTTATGCAGTCTACTGAAGGAACTAAACTCTATACAGGAATAGACCCTATAGAGATTGCAAGGTTAGTGAAGAAGACAAAGACTGACCTTGTTAATATTGTAAAGAGGATAAATGAATTAAAGAAGCTTAAGAAAACTAAAAAAGCAACTAAAGAACACACAGTAGAATTGACAGAACTATACAATAGACATAAAGAACTAATAGCTGAACAAGAAGAATATACTCTAGAGTCCAAGAAACTATCTGAAGCCTCTGACGATGCTACTACTCAAGCTATTGCAGATCTTAAAGCTAGAGAGCCTTATACTCAAGCATCTATTATTAAGCTTGCAGATGCCCACAATAAGGGAATGAAAAAAGCTGTAGAAATGAAGGAGTTTAATATTAAAGAAGCAACTAAGCTACTTAGAAGGAAATTCACAGCCTCCTTCGCTGAGCGTTCTGGAACTACTAGACGCCTTCTAGCCAAAGACGATAGAGGATATGAAGCTATGAGCAGTATGTATATGGCTAGAGGTGGTCACCCTAAGGCATTTAGAGTATTTGAGCAGATGAGAAAGGAAGTCGATGGTGGCTTAAGTGCCGATGAAAAGTTTATTAAGAATGGACTCATTAGAGACTTAAGAATTTTAGATATAGTTAAATATAAAACACCTAAACAATTCACCCCTCCAGCAGATGCAACTCCTCAAATGGCAGCTATGTATACTACTATGTTTAGATCTAAAGAAATCAATAAGATAAGAGACCTAACACCAGAGGAAGCACATAGACTATATCATGTTAGAGAAGACGGTACAGTCGGTGGAAGAGTTGGAGCTTACTTCGATTGGATGAGAAAGGCAGTCAAGGATGCTTACGAGGAAGGTCTACTTTCAGAACAGGAAATGAAAGACTTAACTTCACATAACTATAAAAAGACTAGACTTGTAGTTGAAGATATATTTGATAGGAAGAATGAAATAAAAGTAGGAGGAAAAAAACTATCTGTCTATGACTCTGGAATTGAACGGCTAGCTAAAGGTAAGACAACAGATATATATGAACTAGATTCAAATGTTGTAGCGCTTGAGACTTTTAATACATTGTATAGTAGGATATTTAAAAACAGAGCAAATAGAGACATTTATGATTTAGCTATAGAAGAAAAAGAAAATTCTTTTGCTAGAGTCAAACAATCAAAGGGAGATAAAATTCCTGAGAATTTTAGACACTACACTACTGATGTATTTATAGATGGAAAAAAGAAAACTATATTTCTTTCAGATGACATAGGCCCTGAATGGATAATGAGCAATGCACAGGTTACTTATAAATATGCACAGTTTATGCGCTATGCTTCTTTTAGTCCATTAGTAAAAACCTTTGCTACTGGTATTAATCAAGCATTTGCTCTAAGAAACTTACCTAGAGATGCTATGCAGGCTTGGTTTACATCTAGAGTTCTTAGACCAGAGAAGTCTAAAGTGTTTGGTAGATTTCAATCAGTATATAGTCCTACATTGCCTATAGCTGCATATCAATTAGGAAAGCACTACTCAAAGATATTTAAAGATGCAGCACTTCGCAGAGGAACTTTTGATGACTATATAGATGATGGTGGAGGGATGGAGCTGCTAACTCCACAAGGAAGATTATTGTTTCATGGAAAGCATCTTGAGCCTGCTTCAGAGGCATTTTATAAGTTTGCTGGATACCTTGGAACTACATCTGAGATATTAGGTAGAATGTCTATAAAGAATAAAGTAATTGAGACTAGAGCCAAAGAAAAAGGTATATCTTTTGAGGAGGCTTATAAAGATAAAAAGATTAGAAAAGAAGCCACCTTTGCAGCTCGTGACTATATGGACTTTAGTCAGGGTGGAGATATTGTTAAAGCATTAGATAATGCTATTCCTTTTCTTAATGCAAAATTAGTGGCTATGAGAGGATTTATTAGAGCATGGAAAGATCAGCCGGTAGTATCTGCATATAAGCTTACACAATTTGCTGCACTTGTAACAGGATTATATTTAGGTAATCAAGAACTACATCCTGATACTATGAAGGATCTGAAAGGAGATAGAAGAACACAGGGAAATCTGGTGTTTCCTTTAGGTGATATGTTTGGGTTTAAAGATTCTATGAATGATACTAGATACCCTTTTATAATGATCCCTATTAACCAAGATATGAGATTCTTTAAAACCTTGTTTGAAGGTGGAGTTGACTGGATGACTGGGGAGGAAGTAGATACAGAAAGAATAGGCCAGGCATGGAGAGATCTATCTCCTGTAGAAGTCACAACTTTACCCCCCACAGTTAGCGGTGCTCTTGGGTATGCTACAAATAAAGACTTTTGGTTAGGCAAAGATATAGTGCCTAAGGCTCATGACTATAGACTTCCTAAAATATTAACTGGGGAGGAGACTGGAAGTAGTGAAGAGGAATGGGATAAGGATACTCCTCAAGTCGCTAAGGATATTGGAAAAGTAACTAGTATGAGTCCTGAAAGATTAAAGTACTTAATGGGTCAGTTGATTACTAACGATAATATGTATGCTCAGTTATTAGGTAAAGCTTATGAAGGAGCTTTTGGAGACCTACCTCAAAAAGATAGAGAGGCTACCTTAGCAGAGTCATTATCTAAAGTCCCAGTTATCAAGGCTTTCTTTGGTATAACTAATCCTTATTCAAAGTTTGCTGATACTCTACAACAGGCTAAGGATAAGGCTGAAATTGATAACTTTATCGAGACTAGAGGATTAGATATAAGGGTGGATGCTTATTTAATTGATAATACTATGGATAGGGTTGATGTAGTTAATTATATTAGAGAATTTAAAAACAAGGATATTGAAGATAAGTTGATGAAAGATTTTAAGTTTCAGGAATATACGAAGGATTTATCTAATCGCTACTTTTGGACAGGTTTAAAACGAATACCTGATATTAGAAGAAGGGCTGAGGTATATGTTAAGCGATTAGATGCCTCAAATGAAAAGGAATTTCAACAGCTTATGGATGAGGTAACTATTGTTACTAGAGCTGGTGGGATATTTTCTAAAGAGTTTAATGATGAAGTTGCAAGAGTAAGAAGTGGACAATAGATTGTTTATTAATTAAACGATCTATACTTCTTAGGACACCTCCCTAATTCATACAATCTACAGATTTTAATTCCATTACCAGAGAATGGCATAAAGCATTCTCTACTATAGCATTCTTTTTCTCTAACTTGGTATTTCATCTTTTCTTTTTTAGTCATAGCTTATATATTCTTTATATGAATAACAGTATCCATCCCAGGTCTTTTAATTAACTGTACTAATCCCATAGTCTCCAATGTAACCAAGACCCTGTCCATTACAAATTTATCCATATCTCCCTCAAAGTGCTTAGCAAACTGCCAAAGTGGAATATCTGGTGTTCGACTATTAGTTACAAATACAATAGCGTCGTTTATTAAAGCTGATATGTCTGAACGTCCCATACCTTTAAACACAGTTCCCATTTTCATCTCTACTTCAGTTAGTAAATAAGCAGCTCTTTTTATATCATCTACAGACATTATCATATCATCTGAACGACTAGCACTACATACCATTGATAAGGTTAGTAAATGTTTACGTCTTCGTCCACAGTATCCATCAAACTTTTTATCGTAAAAGGGAGGATTGCTAGCTGCATCTTGACACCATTTAGTGTAGAAGTCTATAAAGTCTTTTGTATACTGTAGCCTTCCACTAAGCATAGATATCATTTCTAAGTCATTGACTAGTGCCTGTTGAAGTATTATTTCTTCTTCAGTTTTTGTAGGGATAATAACAAGTTTTCCACGCCTTTCTTCAACAACAAAGATAATACGTGAAGTGAGACCACCTCCTATTGATTCAATAGGAAGTGATGCTTGTATTGAGTCAGGGGTTGTTCCAGCAAAGATGTTAACCCATACTCCGATTACCTCTTCTTTTTTCCTAGCTATTGTTTCATAACTCCAGCGTGAGTGACAGTCATACCATTCACATAGAGCAGCTATTAGTTCTTTGTTATGATAACCTAAGAATACAGTAAACTCAGTACTAAATATTGTTAGGGATGAGTGATACTGTTGTTCACCAGTTGCTAAATCTATATCTGTTAAATTAGTTTCTTTCATCCTGCGGATTAAAGCCTGGAGAGATGTAGCTTGGGCACTTAATCTAATTGATGGAACCTGTTCAATTATATCAGAGGCAAACTTCATCACTGTCCCTTTGCCGGTAGCAGAAGGTCCAACTAACACCACATAAAGATTAGGGTAAAATGTAAGTGAGAGTCCAAGATCAACCCTAACCTTTCGTTGAAGAGCTGAGGCAATAGTTGATATGCCCGCCCACTTTCTAAATAGTATAGGAGGTTCTGAGTTTTCAGTAAGTTGCATAAATCCATCAAGCCAGTCTGGAAGATTACGAGACATTTGAGCTCCTTAGTAGATAATGTCATCAAAGATTATAGGAACAAGTTCCTTACATTTTTTATGAAGGGGAGTCATTATCTCACGCATCTGAGGGTGAGCAGGTGGAGCGCAACGAAGCTTGAATATATGTCTCCACTCACGAAAGTTTGCCGTAACTACGATCTCAGTTTTGAGTGAATTAGGTAGAACAGAACGAGCTTGTTGAGGAGTCCAGCCGTCTTCTAAAACAAGGGTAGTATATGCCTGCTCACTATATGCCATACTAGATGCCCATTCATCTCCTATATCAATTATTGAAGGTGGCTCAAAGAAACATAATCCCTCTACAAACCTGTAGCTATATTCTCCCTCTGGAATAGATATCCAAGGAGGAATTACAAAAGTTACTCCACCTTTATAGTTGCAATATCTTGTTGACTCCTGACTAAAGGCACATAGTCTATGTCTCACCAGTTCATGTGAAACTCCACGATCACAGATAAATTTAACAGTCATAGCTGAATGTTCAATAACTGATTCATGTCCAAGATTGTTTAATTGTTGAACAAATTTAATACAGGTATATTGAAGTGGATTTATCTTATCCTCAGATTTATAGCAAGTTCTTCCAGCTCGCTCAATTAACTCAAGTGCATCTCGTCCATCAGCTTCATCTACATTTTTAGACATTCCCATAATCTCCATGATTTCAAAACTTGGCTTTACTAATTTCATCGTATGTCTCCTTTAGCTTCTCTGCTAAGATAGCAGGATTAGTTGGAATATCTTTACTTTTAATTTCTTTCATATCTTTCTTACACATACTAAACCCTATTGATAGATCAACTGGAGTTTTAATCTCATTTCCATGCCAGATCAAAGGTGTCTCAAGAGATTGTTTAATCTTTAATATCATCTCAGCGTGATGCTCCCAAGGTATTGTCAGAGGAATTTGAAAAACTTTCGAGTCATGTATCTGTGCAAGTAATTCTATTGGTTTGAAAAGATCTTGATTGTAATAGACATACTCAATTCCCTGTTCATTGATCTTATCAGCACAAGTACTCTGTGGAAGGTGTGCATAGGCTTGTCGATAAGTATCGTCACAAGCATATTGAGATACGTTGGGATAAGATGGAAATACAGGGCCTAGGAATAATCTAGTCCGACCAAATAGATTGGTTACAGTTCTATTCGTCTTAAGCATATTTTGAATGAGAATATGATAACCTCCTCTGATTTGTGGATAGCCTTGGTGAATATTCTCAAGAGTATGTTTAGCATCTACTTCAGTCAGTTCGTTAACTAATGCAAATTTTTTATATCCAACATCATAGTTAACAGCATGATTTCCCTTCTTACCCCAGTACCTCTCACTCTGACGACCATCACCTAAAGTTGATGAACCCGCTTCATCTGATATCTGGTCATATGGTTTGCCAAAGATGATTGAGGCTGTTAGACGGTGAAGGTCTATTCCTTGTTCAAAGGCTTGGATTTGAGAGATGACTCCTCCCACGTAGGCAACAATTCTATTCTCAATTTGGCTGAGGTCGAATGAGTATCCAATATAACCTTCATCAAATAAGAAAAATCTAAGTAGGTCGTGAGGCCAGTTTTGTTGATTACCTCCAGTTCCAAAGATAGTCTCTCCAGAACTGAGACGACCTGTCTCAGCACCAACGGGATTATATGAACTTCTATATCTCCCATCTTTATCCACCTTTCCTATATTTAAATAAGTTGAAATACGTTTACTTAATCCACGAATATCTAACATAATTCTAGCAGCTTTTACACCTTGTCTTGCAAGTCGTTTAAGAGCATCAACGTCTATGCTTTCATTATACTGACCTTGAGTATTCTTCTTTTTATAAGGTTTGAAACCAAGTTTTTTATAGAAATATTCCATTAGTTGTTTTGGTGAATTATAGTTAATTTCATAACCTACTTCTGAGTTTAATTCTTCAGATAGTATATCCAAAGTATTCTGCTGTTCATCATTATATTCCATCATGCCTTGAACATCAATCTTAATCCCACGTTCTGACATATAGATTAAAGGCTTAATTAGTTTTCTTTGTCGCTCATAAGTTTCCTCATTACCTTGCTTACGAAGCACCTCCATTTGTTTATGGTGAGCCTCAACTGGAACAATAGCATCCATACCATTATAGTTCCACCAACTCTCCCATGAGCCTCCCTGCATCTTCATCCATTGTTTACCGTCTTGTTTATAGTATGGAATATCAGTGTGCATTGTAGTAACTGCATCAAGGCCAGCAGGAAAATCTGGATAAGCAATCTTCTGTGCAATTTGAGTACAGTGTAGTTCACCACGAGGAATGATTCCATACTTATGGAATAGAAACTGAGTATCAAATATGAAGTTAGCACCTACCTTTGCAATGTTATCATCTTGAATAATTTTCGCAACCAGATACATAATCGCAAGTTCTTCGTCTAGATTAAAGTAATCTCCGTTTTGATACCTGAAGGGAATTGAGATTGCTTCACTTGGAGACCACCCAAAGGATATGCAGTCCACTTCTCCATTAATGACTTCAATGTCAATAGCAATGATTTGACCTGATCTTCCGATGCTGATACAATGGTTAAGGGTTGAGATGGTCTCGTTAAAAGTTGGTAGAATAGTGACATTGCGAGCAGTTCGGTTGATTGCCTTGAATGTAGATTCATATTTAGCCCTCATTAAATCTTCGCATATTATAGGTTTGTTGAGAAAGTTGAATTTAGGTGGGATAAATGTAGCAGGGTGAAATGTAGGAAGGACTTTAAGTCCAGGAACCAAGGTGGATTCAAGAACTGAACCCCTCCACTTTGTAATCCCTACACGATTAGTTAGAGCAAGCAAAGCTATATTACCAAAAGCTATGATACAATTAAGATTAAGTTGCTTAAGCTCTTCACCAAGCTCCTTTATATATTCATATCCTTCTGGGTGTATAGTCCACTTACCACGAGTGTCTATGTCTATATAATGTTTGAGTGGAGCGTCTAGATCTTTGATTACATTAGTTAGATATATAGAACTGCGTGGAATCTTAGTCATAATTAGACATTCATCAAGACCTCGACCAGCAGAGCCTACGAAAGGTTTAGGAGGACGAGCACGAATTTCTTCAAATCCAGGCTGCTCACCACATCCAGCTAGTTTAGCATTGATGTCTCCAGAAGGTGGGACGGAAGTTCGTCTCATTTTTATTTTACTCCTTTATCATTTATATCTATTAGAATTTTCATTCCTTTTTTATTTATTAGCTTATTAAGAATTTCAAAGGCATTTGCTGGATACTCTTCCACCATTGCTTGAAGTTTACCATACAATTCAGCGTCTTCACCTAAATGTAAAAAACTTACATTTCCAAAGAATGTAGAATCTATACGTCTCATAGTTTTACTCCTTTCTTTTTTAAGATCGTTTATAAATTGAACGAACTCAATTTATAATATAACTTCTTCATTAAAATTTATTATTTACCTCCAGACATCCCATGAACTTTTACAAGAAAACTATTCTTATAAGACTGTGATAGTTCAAATCCTATGGCTGACATTCCAGCCTGATGTGCAGCTATAAGTCCACTACCTGAACCAAGAAATGGAATTAAGATGCGAGAACCTGGAAAGGCAAACGTCTCATATATTTCTTTCATCAATTCTACAGGGCGTTCTGTAGGATGAGACTTCTGCTGAGGTGGGACAGGTGGAAAGTTAAACTCATTTGCTCTACCTGGTTTACTCATAGCTGGTCTTCCTTTCCATGCATAGAAGAATATCTCATAACTATTTGCCAAGTGCATTTCTGGTCTTTTGGATTGTCCAAAGTGCTTAGTCCATATAGGACACATACGAGTTGTTTCAAACCCTGCTTGAATAAGCTCATTGTATAAAGTTGCAAACCAAGGTTCTGGTGCAAACCAGCATAACAACCAGGAGTGATCAGCCATTACTCGATAACACTCTTTTAAAACATTTGAAATAAATTCTTGATATTCAGTAACACTTACTTCGTTATAAGAACTTGAATAAGTATAGTTTTTCTTAGCAGAACTACCTACATTTGAACCATCTAAATTTATTCCATACGGAGGGTCTATTTCAACTAAGTGAAATGCTCCAGCAGGTATTTCCTTTACACCTTCAAAAAAATCCTTGATAATAAAACACTTTGATAATTGACTTAATAGTTTATTATCTGTCTTTGACTCAAGTTGTTTGGCAATCACTTGCTTTACCAACGCTTCGTCCATCTTCTTAATGATATTAGAAGCATCAGATGCTGTCTTACATCCTTCAAATACTTCTGGTAGTTGTTCTCTCAACTCAGCACGTTTGATGGCAAGGGATATAGTAGCTTTTGAAACCCCACCTAACATATTACCTGTATCTTCTGTAGACCATCCAGAATGTCCAGGCCCTGGTGCCTTTGTTCCATGAATAGATTGTTGCATTCTATGAATTTCAAGGGTTAGTTTATCTAACTCCCAGAACTCCATATCTTTACGAAAGAAGTTCTCAGACTTTTCAATGATCTTCATTTCAAGTTCAGTAAGATCATGTTCGTATATACGTACAGGAATTTTAGGAACTTCATTTCGTTGAAGAATTCTATATCTTCTCTCACCAGCTAGGAGTGTAAATGTTCCATCTCCATTATCCCTAACTGTTAATGGAGTTGTTAAACCTATCTCTTTCATATTAGCTTCAGTTCCATCTAAGTCTCCCATTATCTCTCTAGCCCTATCATTGGCAACTATAATACTATTAGTATCTATCATGCCTACTTTACCAACTGAGATCATTTGTTTCCCTCCAGGATTTTTAATAAATTAGCTGCCATATTAGCATCGATAGTAGCTATTGTTTTTGTGTGTATTTGTTTAGTGGATATTCGTGTAGTTGTTTTCTTCTCAGGGATTCGTCTTGATAAACGAATCTGTCGAAGTGTATCAATAGCCTCATCATTACTCATATCGAGAATAGATGTATAGTCAAAGTCGTTTAGGTCGGCCATAGTTAACCTCCATCCTTTGTATAAGACTCAACCTCTTGCATTACAGGGATAATCTCTTTAAGTTTAACTTTTCCACTCATCATTATTCCTATAGCCATCCCACCATGAGCTTCGATAAGTTCACATACTTCATCTAAGACTCTACCAAATACGGCTTTGCGTAAACCATAGGTGGGGAAACACTTATTAGCACGAAGGCGTTGCTCCTCAGTTATTTCAAAACTAAAACGAGGCTTATATTCCACATTCATTTCTTATCTCCTTTCTAGCTAATAAAATACTTAATCCAGATTCAGCTTGAATTATATTAAATATTCTAATATAATACTTATGTCTCCACTGATTTAGTTTCTTTTGATGCTCTTCAGTTACTAATATAAATTCCCATCCTCTATAATCATCCATAAGTTCCATAAGTAACCTCCAGTTCGTTTATAAATTAAACGATCTTATTGTAATGTCAGAATTTTCAATTAAAAACTGTGTATGTTTATCATAGACAGTATAATCATTAACTACTATTTCTTTAACCCCAGCATTGATTAACATACCGAAACAGTTTTTACAAGGAATTACACAGTTTAAGTATAATGTTGAGTTAAGCACTGATACACCAAGACGGGCAGCGTTGGTGATAGCATTTGATTCTGCGTGTTGGGCAGGGCAAAGTTCCATGTGAGTGCCAGATGGATAGCCAAGAACTTTGCGAGGACATTCAGTCTTAAATCTAGGTTTTCTTATACTTGCTGGTACTAAATCAAAGGTAGTATCTTTCATCATTCTCTCATGTCCACAGTGTGGAATACCTCTTGAAGGCCCATTGTATCCTGTTGAAACTATTGAATGATCTTTTACAAGAATAGCACCTATCTTACGAGATAGACAAGGAGACTTTGATGAGACTGCAGTACATATAGAATGGAAGTAATTGTCCCAGTTCATTACTCCACTCCTATATCTACTAATACAGCCTCAAGTAAGATTGTATAGTTGCGAAGGTCTCCATTTTTTTCTAACCACTCAGCTTTAGTATACTGCATAGGATTATTTACCATCTTGGCTACAGATATAATATGCTTTGCCATCATACCAAAGAGAGCCTGAGCTGGATTTATGTCTTGAAGTTCTCCAGCTATTTTAAACTGCTCAAGTCTATCTGTAGTTCCTGAATACTCTATACCTTTTGCATTTAAAGTATCTTTAGTTCTTTGAATAGCTTCTTCTACTACTACTTCAAACTCTTCATTAGTCATTTTAGATCTCCTTTTTGTTTAGTTTGTGGATAAGGCAGGATTCGATACCTGCAATAGTTTTGTCCTCATTCCGGAGGATACTTCAGCGTCTACTTATCATAGGATGTACACTACGCTTCCGCCACTTATCCAATGTTAATGTTACTACTTCTTAGGCCCAAGATACTTGGAGACAGTATTCTGATCTCCATACTCATCTGACTTCTTTACACCCAGAATAACCCATCCTTCTAATCCAATTAGATCATCTTCCCAATCGAAAGGCTTTGAGTAGTCAAGGTCAAATGCCTGGGCAAAGTTCCTAAACTTTCTCATTGCACTAAGAGTTGATTTCTCCTCCAGCTTATCACAATCTGCTAAGTCCCAGAAGAAATCGTTGAACTCTTTTGCTAAAGATTCACTAGGAATATCAAAGACTGGCTGATACCACTGTGCATCATTCTTATCACTGATACCTGAACGGACAGCGATAATACGAGCTTTTACTTCAGTACCTTTAGGTAATATCTTTGGTTCTGGTGCATTACTTATTTCTTTCTCCAAACTACTGTAGTCAGTAAGACTCATAATAATTCTCCTTTTTTGATTTAGTTGTTATTGCTTGACCTAGTAAAAACTTAGTTTATTTTAATCCTCCTCCTTTCCTTCATCTCTTATTAAAAGTATAGGCATAGATGCAGTTGCTACTCTTTCAAATGCAGCTTCTGCGAGACCTTCTGGAGTATCTATACTATATGTCTGAATGTCTAAGTGATATATCTCTCTAGCCAATGTCTGAATATCTCTTATAAATCTACTTACTTCATCTAAACTACATACAGCACATTCACCTTTATAGAATATCTTAAGAACTAATTTTGTCTGTGGCATTTAGAACATCCTCTATAAAGTTAGTTTTGGTTTATCTTCATTACTAAATCCAGTCTTTTTAAGTATAGCTTTAATATCAGGTTCTTCGATAGAATTAAGTAAACCTTTTCCTTTTAATCTTGAACGTGCAATATAAGTTCCTAATGAATCTATTAACATCTCACGCTTAGGTCCTTCTCTACCCTCCTTTCCTACAATAACATAAATCTCATCAAATAAAAGTGGAATAGTAACTACTGCATCCCCAGTTACATAGAATCGATACTTTATATCCTCTCTTGTAATACCAGTAGCTGAGTCAATAGAGATAAGTTTTTTAATCTCTCTTAAATGACCAGTCATTATAAAGTCACATGGTAAGGACATCAATTTTCTAATGTAATTAGCCATTTCTACTTTCTGTGGCATGTAGTCTTTATTTCGCAAGGGAGCCTCGCCAGCTCTACCCTTCCCAACTAAAACACTATTCATTATAGCTATTCCAAACATAGTAGCTGAATCGATAGAGTAAGTACCAAACTGATTATAGTACCCAGTATGAAGCCTTATATCGACTGACTTTTTCCACTCAGCAAATACTTTAGGTTCATAAGGATCTTCATTTTCCCAGTGTGTATCTGCTATAATATCTCCTGAGGCTATCAAGTCTCGGAGGCATTTGGTTCCTCCAGGGTCAAAGCTGTCAACATGGATAGGTTTGCGGGCTGTTCGTAGTAAGTAAGTTTTGCCTGCATTAGTTTCTCCTGTAACTAGCGCACTAAAGCGTTTTTGTAAAGGGTCTCCATTGTAATAATCACGAACTTTGTTTAATTCGGCTTGAGCGTCGTAGGGCATTTTATTCTCCTCTTATGTCATTTAGTTGTTTAGATAGTGATTCACATTCGGAGATACAATATTCTAAACTTCTTACAATACCTCCAGTTGGATATCTCTCTTCTTTTTCTCTTATATTCTGAGATACAATTGATAGATCTTTTGCATCTCCATTATGAGCACAGTCATAACCAAACCACCAGATACCCTCTTTCTCTATAGGATATTTACCAGTTCCATTAGAATAGGTAATTCCTCCATGAACATCAAAGAGGGTAACTATTCTAGGATTTTCTACATCACAACAGATAAGATCTATAATCCCTCTTTTTCCTACAGGACCATTCTTTACATCTTCAAATTTTGACATAAGACTTTCTGGAAGTATGTCAGAATATGACAACTTATAAAATGGATGAGTAGATGTAACTCCTACATATCCACACCTATGTCCCAGGCCTGTCATAATAACTACACAAATATTTTCATTATGCTTCCATTCTTTTTCGATTTTAAAACCCATAACTTTTCTCCTTTCATTTATTTTATTATCCACTTACCAGAAGATGTATATTCATCTCCTGGAATTTTATACTTCGAGTGCATAAGAGTATCACAGAAAAAACTTGCTTCTAATTCTGACATAATTAGTTGTCCACATTTAGATTCATTCATGAAGACTATGATTTTTATAAATCTTTTATTGTATATAGAACCTTTCAAATGTACCTTCATAAATTATCTCCTCCACTCTAAATCTTTCTTCACCTTCAATTCCTTCTCCGCTGGATTCCAAAACTCCTGTATAAACCCGAGTGGAGGTTTTTCACATGAACGAAGTGGGTTACTCCAACAACAGCAATAGTCATGATATTGACAACCTCGGTAGTCAGTACAACTTGTCCCATTCATAGAAAATGCCATTAACACTTCATCATTATCTGTGCAATGGTAGAGTCTATCCATATCCCTGTCAATATCATCTAAAAGTTGATTAACTGTCCATAGCCAGACATTCATCTGATCTGGAGATTTAAATGCAGGAACTCGACGAAGTGTAGCATGATAACCAGCAGGACGATTAGCTGAACCACGTGATAAGTATGCAAAACCTGTGCCGCAGAATTCTATGCCAAGAACTGTTTCAATAGGGAACATACAATATAGGCAATGTGTATAAGTTCCATTCTGAATACTGAGAAAAAACTGGTCAGCCCACTGTCTACCAACTATATATTTTTCACTTGTAGTCTTATGATCCCAACTAAAAATCATACCATCTTCAACCCGCCTCATGATAGAGTCCATTCGATAGTGGAGGATACGATTTTCATCAACAGGGACTGTTCCTGAGATTTCAAGCATCTTTTTTCCATCTAATACAACTACCTCATTTTCAATCAGATCATTAGATCTTTCACTCTGAAACTTTAATAAGGCATTGAGAACAGCAGTAGGTGTTTTAGGGTTATAGAGTGCATCAGTTTCAGGTCCAAACTCTCTACGATAGCAGTCTAAAAATGCCTGATAGGCATTAAGAATATCAGCATAGCTATTAGCAAGTTGATACTCACGTGCTTTGTGATAAGACTCTCCAAAATGGAGATCGTGTGCAGGCATATCAAGATTCCATCCTAGTATGTGACGAAAGAAGTAGTAACGATGACAGCGTTGGTAATCGTCTAATTTGGATGAGTCTTTGATAGACCAAGTAGGTTGTTCTTGTATAGGAAACATCTTATTCTCCTTTCATTTTCTTATTAAATGTAAGTCCATAAGTTCTTGTGTAAGACGAAGGATACGCTCAGACAGAGTTCTCACTTCGTCTATGTGAAAGCCATGGTCTACTCCGTCGTTAGTAGCTAGCACTTTAGGGTTTATCATATCCTTAAGCGCATCTCTTCTCCATTGTTTAAGTGCTCGTTCTGAGATCATATTTTTCCCTCCTTCATCTTAATCATTAAGTCTACAGCTTCATCAGCTGTGTTTGATATATCTCCAACGGTAGATCCTATATCATTTACTGTTACATAATAGCTCTGACGCTTAATCCATGAAGCATAGAAACAAGTAAGGGAAAGACTCTCTCCTGGAAATGCTTTCTTCAGTCTTTTAAAAGCTGCTTTTTCTTCTTTTTTTGATGACATCTTATCCTCCTTTTGTTAGTTGTTAGTTGTTAATGTCCATCATTGTTATTATTACACACCTTCGAGATAATGTCAAGAAGGATGTAAATTTTAAGGTTTCAGTATATCTACACTATCTTCAAAGAAAAGGATATTTAGAAAAGATAGAGCTGTGATATTTATTGGAAAATACGCTGGGATATTCTTTCTATCTATTACTCGTTTAGTTTTCATAGTATATGATTCCTTTCAATATAATTACCGTCTTTAAATAGTAACAAATTAAGCTTTCCGTGCTTATGGGCAAATATAGCACAGGCTATAGAATTCATAACACTTAGTGAACAAGGAACTATATAATCATCCTCAGTTGAATCTCTCATCGCTTCTCCAAACTGCCTAATCATAGAATTAGTAGCATATCTATTCATCGAGCCTTCTGACAAAAATATAATCTTTCCGTACATATTAGCAGGTTCAAAGTCATGCGAAGAGCGATTAACTATGAATACTTTCTTCCTTACCTTGTTAGCCATTATTTAGCTCCTCACTTTCTGAGTCGTTTATAGAATTCTCTGGAGTATTGGTTAGTTCCATCTGCTCAATTATGTTGAGGATAGATTTAGGTGCAGTAGATTTGGGAGACTCTTTATTTATCTTAGTTAGCGCAGGCCCTGAATCAAACCTACGATCTCGAAGATCTTCGGTACTAACCCCTCCAAATATTCCCTTAGCTGCAGGTGGGTTAAGATCGTTTAATTTTTTAACGAACTTTCCGTCTTTCCTAGCTAACTGAGAATAGTCAATAACTGGCTCAAGATCAAACTCTATAGGTTCCTTAGAACACTTGTGAACTTCTACTACATCAATAATAGTTGCATACTTAGGCAATGCCTTTCTTGAAACTATAAGTACTTTACCACATTCTGCACAATAAAATCTTCTACTCATCTTCTTTCTCCCTTATTAATATTATAGGCATACCTGCTATTGAGTATCTCTAATGATTACTTTGCAGACTTCCCAGGGTTTTGCAGCTGGATTAATCTCCTCTACAATACATTCAAGGTAAATATCAGCTTCAAGTAATGCAGCTACCTCAGCACTAAACTTTTTAGGTACATAACCTAGATGAATGATATCTGGGTTTTCAAGATCTTCATAACATATCTTAACAGCGTTAGGGTCAAATTTGTTTTCAGGTTCTGGAATTAATTCTAATATATCACCTACCTCAATACACTTCATATTCTTGTTAATATCCTCTTTTGGTCTAAACTGTACTCCGGCTATGTAAAAAGTTCTGTTCATGGATTTTCCTCCTTTAGTTTTTTTATCTTCTAATACATTACATATCTCTTTAAGTGACGCTCTTTCTTCTATCATATAGTCAATACCGTCCTGAATTAAATCATCAGCTATATCTCCCATATAAGGCCCTCCCTAGTTTATTATTTCTCCATTACACTAATAAAGACAGGAAACCTTGGAACCTGTCTTCCAGAAGTTAATTGTTGATACTTTATTGTAGCTATATTACCTACTAAAGTATCCTTTAATTTCCATAGCTTTTGTCTATCATCTGCAGTAAATCCAGTACCTACATGAAACCAGTTATCATCTCCTGACTTACAAATCAGAGCACCAAGTGAACCTTTAGGCTTTCCACGCTTATCAAGCTCTTCTTGAACACCAACTATCTCATAGTTATCCTCCTTCTTAGGCTTAAACTTCATAACCCATGTTGATCTTTTTCTTTCATAAAAACCATAAGAATGTCTAACAATAATACCTTCATATCCAAGATTAATTATTAGATCATAAGACCTCATTATGTCATCTAGGTTTTCACATATCCAGAAAGGAGTTACTTGGATATGTTCACTAAGATCCCTATACCTTTCTACAGCTAATAACCTGCTTATTTGAGGCTGTTCATTAACTATGTCAAACATATGAAATTTAATCTTTTTATGATCTGGATGAATGTTGACAGTTCGAGAGGTTATAGATACTATATCTTCAAAACTCATTCCATGGCAATAGAGTTCACCATCAAGCTCATCTTTAGTCTTTAACTTATCAAATACTTCATTAAGATGAGGCACTGAATAGATAATATTCTCTTCACTGGATACTAAAAGATGACCTGAAGTGATAGGGATTACACGACAGCGGACACCATTTAATTTAAGTTGGACTATGTAAGGCGGGTTCCACTTGACAAGACGTTTCTCTTCAAATGGATAGCACTTCATTATATTTCTCCATCTTTGACCTTCCATCTACTTTTGCTCCTTTCGTTTGTTTATCAACTAAGTGAATCATTGAACAATCTTAAAGTATTAAAAGAACCCTCTGGACATTACATCCAGAGGGCTTAATGACTACTTACTAGATGCCTTCTTCTTCAATTCGGCAAGCATCTCGGCCTGTTTCTGAGGCGTAGCAGATGCAAACATTGCCAGGTAAGCCTGCTCAGGATCAATCTTACCACCCTTATTAGATATCCCCATCTTGGCTACTCCAAGGCGAGCTTGAAGTTGTTCCTGAGATTCTCCTCTTTTCATTCCAGATCTCATATTTGACTGGAGAGTTACAACCCAGGAATCGTCAGCGTTGCTCTTCACCGCAGCGTCTCCAAATAAGGCGATAGATTCGGCTGCTGTAGCACCTGTTGAAACGGTGAGGTTAAAAGGGCCTATGGCTTTTTGAACTATGTTTCCGTCTTTGTCTTTCTTTTCTGGAACATTGGCAGTTATTACTAATTTCTCTGGCATTTTTCTTTCTCCTTCTATTAAGGTTGTTAATAAATAAGATCGTTTAACGATTAAACGATCTCGGTCTTAAATATGATATAATATATCACATCTAAGTGGTGGCAGTCAATGTATATCATTGTACATTTTCATCAAGTGGTTCACTTTCAAGTTCATCAATAACTCTGTTTGTATCTGTCCCAAACTGCTTATCAAACAATAGACCTTTATAACTATTAAGTAAATCATAGTCAAGATTTAAGTTATTACAGAGTTTAATATCAAACTTTGTTAATGCAGTTAATCGTTTAGATGCTTTTCCACAACAACTAATACATACAGCGTGCTTGTGGTAGAGTTTGTTATCTATGAATTTCTCGATAGGCTTCTCTGTATTACATAGTGGACATTTTTTAGTGTCTGACATTTTATCTCCTTATTATGTAGAGTTTTTCAAGAAGTTCTTTTGCTACAAATACATAGTCTGGATAATTCAGTGGAATTCTAGGATTAATAGCATCCGATAGTAAGCTTTCTAACTCATCCACTGTGAGTTCTGGTTTTACCTCGATGATGGATGATCTGCGTTTAATCTCAGATGTAATAATTGCTATAAACTGTTTATTCTTGTTGAGGCGTTCTTGAACCAAACCTCCTGAATATCGAGTTATTCCTGCATTTAATGCATTTGTGCAATCCACGACATCTTTATAGCTATCAGCTAAATCTTGTTCAAGCTCCTCGTCTGGTATTGTTTTAATATCAACAGTAGTTTTCATTGTTTTACCCCTTTAAAAAGTTTAAACGGTCTTTTCTTCTTATCAATACCTATCCAATCTCCGTTCTCTTCTTTCTTAGTCGCATAAACTCCATGATGGATTAAAGCATGTCTCATAATATATTCTGGATATACTTGCTCCGGCATTACTTTAATTATCTTGGTAATATAAACAGGCTTACTAGTTAATGAACCAAGTACTATTCCTGAAAAAACAGCAATGGTAAATATTTGGGAAAGGACAATATGTTTAATTTCCTTCATTTTCTCCCAGCCGCTCAATTTAGTGTTATACGCCCTTAATGCCTTCATGACTTTCAGGTGTAGTTGAGAACCAACGTACTGCCCTAAGCGGAATGTGCCGATTATGACCGTCGCTCAATCTCATCCAAAGAAGATCACAACCGAAGCGGACTTCGGGAACAATCAAAACCCTCTTTGTATCCGTCCCACCATTGTACAACAACTTTAATTGACATAATGCCTCCTCGTATAACAATTCAATCAATCTACCTTCTCAATTTTATAATTATCTTTATCTCCATTAAATATCTGTCTAATAGCGCATACTCTTATCTTAAGTTTCTTTGCAAGCTGATGCATAAAGTTATGAAACGCATCTTCTTTGTTATTAGCTTGAGTATATAGTTTATGAATCTCTCCAGAGATATTAAAACTACCCTTGTATAGCATTTTTTACTTTCTTCAAATCTTGGTATAGTCTTCTATACCCATGATAGATTAATGTTCCTACTATAACCTTTATCTCAGTAGGCTTTCCATCTTGATCATCTTTGCCAGGTATCCATTTTTCATGTGGTATCATTAGAGTCTTTGTTATCATACCTTTACTTGCAGCCAGTTTTCTTAATCTTTTTGCTTTTATCCCTCTCATTGTTTTCTCCTTTTATATCAGTTACTATTTTTCCATCTTTTATCAACCAGACTACAGGCCCAGGTCTTTTTGCTCTATGCTTAATTCTCATTGAAAAGGAATGTTTATAAATAGTTCTCTTGACTTCTTCTACTTTGTTAAACTCAAATTCAGTAATACTGGTAGACGTAAACTCTATATTACCTTCAAAAGAATTTATTTCTACTTCTTTATCAAGTTGTGGCTCTAACTTTATAATACCCTCTTTCATCTTCTTTATTCCTATTTAGTTTGTTTAACAATTAAACGATCTATTTTCCAACCTCCTCATTCTTTCTTCTTTATTAACAAACACTTTAGTCGGCATCTTCTATTTACCTTCATCTAAGGTTATCCCCAGTACTTCTGCAACGTGTAGAATCTGTGCCATGGTTAATTTAATAGGTTTTGTCCTTACCTTGGTTTTAACATTAGGTTTAATAACTTGAAGCCTACCATCTAACAAAGCAAGCTGATAATCAAGGGCCTCTGCCTTGTTTTTCCACACTTCCCACACACCCTTAGCATTATTGGCTTGAGACTCTAAAGATTTGAACTCGTCATAAAAGGTCTTTGCTAGACTTCTTGCCTTACTTATTTCCTTACTCAATGAATCTATAGTTATTAAACTATCTATTTCTTTTTCATCTAACTCTGCATCAGAATGTTGTGTAATCCTCAAACTCATACTCATGTTTTTCATACTGCCTCCCTTCAATTATAGATTAACCACCACATCATTTATTCACCTTTTATCATTAAATATATTATAACATACCTAACAACCCTAATCAATAACTTTTAACCTTATAATCGAATAAGTTATTCATTATCAGATCGTTCAAACATTAAACGAATTAATCATTCTTATATTCACACAAAGTCCAAATAACTGCAAGTACTAACATTAAGACTAAAACTAAACCTTCCATTTTATTTCTCCTCTCTTTGACTATCTAAAAATCTCTATCAGCCTTCTCAATACTCATCTATCTTCCTCTGATACTCCTCTAGTCTCTGTTCAATACTACTCTCACTAAACCCTTCAACATCTGCAATGGTTTTAGGTATTAAACTAACTTTATCTGATAGTTTATTATATATCTCTATAGCCTTTGTCACCTTATCACTAACAACCTGCCCATTAAAAGGTTGAATACTATTTTTATTATGTATTATATTATAACTCCTTACAACATTAGCATTTTCCTCACCTATTTTACATCCAGGGTCAGTTCCTTCTTCTCTCATCCCCTCAAATCTAATAGCTGTACTAATCTTATCAAATGATCTTTTCTTTAAACTAGGCTGATATAATCCTCTTTTGTCTATATATCTATGTGCTTCAGCTACTGATTCAACTATCTTAGGTAACCGCTCATTAACTTTTAATATCTCACACAGTAACTCCAAACTCCAACCTATCAACTGACTCATACTTTTAATATTCTTTCCTTCACTCATCCAGTATATGTCTAGTTCAGCTATGCAGGTAATATTAGCCCTTGTCTGTACAGGTATGCTAGCCTCCTGTCTTATTTCACCTTTCATATCTTTACCCTCCTATAAACACTTCTAAATGGTACACTATACCCCTCCTCAATCAGTTTATCTCTAACCTTATTCATAAGCTCAAAATAACTATTTCCATTTACCCTATCCATAATATCACTAGCACTACTTTTATCTAAATACTCACCAAAGTAACTTATTACATCCTCTACTTTCCACAAACTATTCATGCCCAGGTTCTCCTTTACCTTTACTTTACTTTATTATTCTAACTCTTTATTACACTGACTATCTAATAGATCGTTCAAATTTTAAACGATCTATTTAATTGTTTGTTTGTTTGATTGTTATGTTGTTATAAAGTTTCATTTTGTTTGTTTGAACAAAAAGATCATTAATTATTGGTTTGTTAGTTTATCCTTCTATCTAATATATATATTACCTATATATATATCTTATATATATTTTATACTACCCCTCTACTACCTACTCCACTACAAATGGTCAAAACGTGCCCTTTTTGTTCAAACAAACATTTTGAAACAATCAAACATACAAACAACATAACATACCTACAAACACACAGTCAATGAACAACACGGTGTATTTGTAGCACCTGTTCGTTAACCCTAGTTAACAACTAACAACTAACAACTAACTATTAACTATTAACGGTTAGTTGTAAACTAGTATAAATAGACATAGGTTAAGCAGACCGTTTAATGGTTAAACGATCTATTTAAACCATATTACCCAACATAGTAGTTGGTCAATAGGTAATAAAAAAAGCCCCTTTGATATTATCTCAGGGCTTTGTTTTAGTTTTTAGATTCATTTTAGTGTTTGATTTATAAAGTTTGCATGGTCAAGGTTTATGGTTTATACTCTTTTTGCAATTAGCATTCTAATATAGTCTTCAGCATTCATACCTGCCGCTTTAGCTCCTGCAATGATTGCATCTACAGGGTCAATCTGAGGCGCTCCGCCTGGACTTTTAGCGCTGATTTTAACAGTTTGCTTGTCAACCAGTTTGTCGAAGGCCTTTCTACCACCAGAACCATTCTGCCATGATACACAGTCGCTTTTATAAGCCTTAGTTAGTAGATCATTTAAGGTCAGTCCTGAGTAATCAATCTCAAGCATTATAGTTTTAGCTATACCGTCCTTTTTACTTTCCTCATCTGGGCTAAGCTTCCGGTATTCACTATAGCTAATCCCTTCAATAACATCTATCAAGTTTGCCTTGGTCAATTTTGCCATGATCTTTTTCCTTTCATATTGGAATTAGACCATGCAAACTTTATTTAATTGTCAAACTATACATAACCATATTGTATGATTACATAATATCATACCTAAATATTATGTCAAGGTATATTTTCGATGGGGAAGATTATTCCCATAGAGCGGCGGGTTAGTCTCTCCACATTTTATCTAAAAAATCTAACAATGTACCATATTGTATGATTAACAATAGATCGTTTAAACCATAAACAATCTATTATCCATTACACAAAGATTTACATTGACATTTTCCTATCAATATGGTAAATTCTACATTATTTAGGAAGGTAAATTAAATGGACGGACAAGTAGATGTTCAAAGAAGAGACGGTCTTTACGGTCTTGAATTTAGAGATGTAGATAATCGTAGAAGCGAAGATCGTAAATGCTATAATATTAAACAACTCTGGCAACGCAACCATGAGATACTTAATTTAGTCTCTCAAGGCCTTAATCATAATTTAGTAGCTGAAATTGTAGGCGTTACTCCAGCCTGTGTATCTCAAACTGTTAATTCAGATCTTGGAAAAGCTAAACTTTCAGAAATTCGTCAAGAAAGAGATGACGAAGCGAAAAAAATTATGAGAAAATTCGTGTCCTTACAGCCAAGGCCTTTCAAGTTTATCATGAGATTTTTGATAATGAGTTAGGTGAAGCTACTTTAAAAGATCGTAAAGATGTAGCTGATACAGTTGTGCTTGAGTTGTCTGGGCTTAAATCTCCAACAAAGATTCAAAGTTCTCATATTTCTACAATATTAACAAAAGATGAAATTGAGGGTTTCAAAAATCGAGGAATTGCGGCTGCAAGAGAGAGTGGAGTGGTGATAGACATAGCAGAAGAGTCAAATGTAGAGTCCTTGTAGCTGTCTCTTCCATTAATGATGAGGTAGATAATGACAATGAAATTGCTAACAAAGCAGATTGAAATTTTAGATAAGATCAAGCTCTTTGCACCCTTATTAGAAGTCGATCCTATTTGGGCTGCAGCCATTGCTATGACTGAAAGCTCTCTTGGTATCAAACAACTATCACCGACTGGATGTAAGGGAGTTTTTCAAATGTCTTCTATTGCCATGAAAGATCTTCTTCAAGCAATGGAAAAGGTTGATGATGACTTAATCGATATCTGCTGTGGTTTACTCTTTCTCAGACTTCTTCTTAAAAGGTGGAAGACTGCCAAAGAAGCAACTGCACATTTCTGTGATCCTTCAGATCGAGACTTCTATATTGATAAAGTATTTAACTATATGAATATTTTTAAGGAGGTTAAAAAATGAATGAGACTCTAAAACAAAAGACAACTTGGACTGGTATCATAGCTGTAATCGGTGCTATTGGAGGTTTTCTATCTGGCGAAATAATTCTAACAGATGCAATTCAGATAGCCTTAACTGGTTTGATTGGTATCTTCCTCCGTCAGGGAATTGCTAAAACTAATACGATATAATGAGTTCATTTAATCATTAAACGGACTTTTGGAGGCTATAGTGCCTTATCAGAGAATAGTTAAGGATGGTGTAGTAGTCCAAGAAGGTGACATGGATACTTCTGCTAAGTTTGCTCAGCTAACTCAAGGTATTGACTTCACAGACAAGACAGTTCTCGACTGTGGCTGTAACACTGGAATGTTAGGTTACCTTGCTCTCCAACAAGGAGCTAAGCAAGTAACTGGAATTGACATAGATCGAGATGTTATAAAGCAGGCAAGCTCTATCTTTCCTGAACTCACTTTTCGCTGTGAAGATGCCGAAGACATTTATGGATGCTATGACATTATTATGGCTTCAGGCATGCTTCATTACATCAAAGATCTAAATCATCTCTTTGATCTCTTTGCTCGTTGTTCCAAACAAGTCATCTGCGACCTCTGGATCTGTGAATCTCCAGATGCAATCTTCACTAGCACTTACCGAAACATCTTTATCCCTTCCATCTCAGCTTTCTGCTCCATAGCTGGAAGGTACTTCTCCTGCATCCAAGACAAAGGTATAACAATAAGTCCTGACAGTTCCCTTCGTCATGTCTTTCACCTCTCAGGCCCTAAGTCTACACTACCTGAGGCCATTCTCATCTATGGCCCTGGAGGAACTGGTAAGACAACTCTGGCTCAGACTTACTTCAATCACAAACATCTAATGACTGACAATATAGCGGCGGCTTGGAGAAACGAATTGACAAGAGATGCAAATAAAACTTTTTCAGCTGCTTACTATGCTAATCTGGTACGTGGCCACTATCTTGATGAATACCTTGACTTCTTCATCAACACTCTTCACACATGGTTAACTGGCTATGTAAACAGAGATATAGTAATAGAAGGTTATGAGTTAAGTTTCTATGACTTTAAACTTAAAGCTGCTGATCTTCTTAGAGATTGTGGCTGGACTAACATTAAAGAGATTAACAAGGAATCTTTATGAAAACCCTCTTAATCGCACTCTATCCTTACAACGGACAAGGTCTTGATTCCTGGCATGATCATGGAGCAGGGATGACATATACAGTTGCTAAGAATGCAGGTTGTGATATTGATTTTCTTGATATGAAGATCTTATTCAATGATGAGCAGTTGAAAGAATCTATCAAAGGATATGATTTAATAGCTTTTGGTCTTAAAAGTTCCTACTATCCTATTGGAATGAAGATTGTTAATATGGCTAAGGAACAGGGTTCTAAAGTCCTTGTCGGAGGCTATCATGTTACAGCAGCGCCAAATGAGTTAATTGAAAACTCAGATATTGACTATATCTTCCATGGTGAAAGTGAAATTACCTTTCCTCAGTTTCTTCAAGATTGTTCAAAATTTGAACGATCTATCATTGGTGAGAAGCCACTTAATATAGATGTGCTTCCTTTCTTTGATCGAACTATCTATCGAGACTGTCTTGAAAACTGTGCTGGCTGGTGGTATGGTGGGAAGCTAACCAAAATGATCTCTGTTGCATCTGCACGAGGATGTCCTTACCAATGTGGCTTTTGTCAACCCCTTGAAGACAATCACTTTGGTAAGAAGTTACGAAGGCGTTCTGTTGATTCACTGATCAATGAATTAAAGTGGCTCAAAGAAACTCTCCATCCTGAGTGCGTCATGATTCACGATGATACTTTCCTTATCCAGCCCTCTTGGATTGAAGAATTTATAGAAAAATACCCTCAAATCGGATTACCTTTCTGGGCTGCTGGAAGAGCAGATGGAATCTGTAAATATCCAGACCTAGTTCAAAAACTTGTCAAAGTTGGGTGGGATTTAGTCTCAGTCGGCTTTGAGTCTGGCTCGCAACGAATCCTTGATAAGATGAAGAAAGGAACTACTGTCGAGCAAAATCTTGAGTCAGCAAAGATTATTCGCAGTGCTGGAGCTAAGATCTACGCCAACTACATGATTGGTCTTCCTTGGGAAACCAAAGAAGATATTCAAGCAACTGCAAGAATGGCAGATACAATCAAAGCTGAAATGCCTTCCTGGGCCTTCTTCACTCCTTATCCAGGGAACTCCCTTGGTGAAGAGTGTATTAAAGAGGGGCTATCATTGCTTGATCGTAACCACTACGATCGCTGTCCTTATGGTCAGAAAGTCAAAGATGTAGACTATACTTACATAAATGCTGTTCTCAGAGGCCTTAGAGGAGACGGCAATATCAAAGTATCTGCCCAATGCGACATAATCATTCCTACTTACGAAAACGAACAATATACAATAGCTTGCCTTGAAAGTATCAAACGCTGCACTACTGACTATCAAGTAATCTGGGTAGACAATGCATCTAAAGATCGTTCAAATATTGAACGAACTATCTCTGACATGCCTCATTTGAGCATTAAGATGTCTAAAAATGAAGGTTTCGTAAATGCAGTAAACAAAGGTCTTCAATCATCAACTGCACCTTTTGTCTGCCTCCTCAACAACGACACAGTTGTTTCAGATAGATGGCTTGAAAAGATGATTAATATCCTTAAGCGTGATCCTAAGCTTGGCATTATAGGTTCGCTAACCATGCCTGATCCTCAAGGTCATGGACAGATGGACTCTCATCATAGTCTATCTCTACACAATACTATAGTTCCAAATCAACTTTCTATGTCTATGTCTGAGGTTAATCAATACCTAGAGACCCACTATTCTGGTCGAACCTGTGCCACTCCATTCGTAGCCTTTCTCTGTGCAGTAATTAAAAGGGAAGTAATTGATAAAGTCGGTTTACTTGATGTTAACTATGATATGGGAATGTGGGACGATAACGACTACAACATAGCAGCTCGTGAGCTTGGATATAAAACAGAATTTGCCATTGACACTTGCATCTATCACAAAGGTCGTTCGACTTTTAACTTAATCCAAGAAAAAGAAGGCTTTGATATAGATGCATTATTGAAGAAAAATCGTGCTTACATGGACAAGAAATGGGGACTTGGAATAATCAACTACCGTACCCAAATTAAGCTTGAAAAGGGTTCTTCTCACGCTCGTGGTCTTTCTTGGCGTGATAAGATTAAACAATCTCGTTTAAAAATTGAATAAACTGGAGTCCAAATATGAAAAAACTATACTTACTACTTGTCTCTTTATGCTTAGTCCTTTCTATCTCTATAGGAGTTAAGGCTGAATACTTCTCGGATGTAATTCTAACTGGCACACAAGGTATCTGGGTTGATGCTCGTTCATACAGTTCACTCAATGCAGCAGTTACTGCCATCGGAGCTAATGATCGTGAGATAGTGATTGTCAGCCCTCAGGTAGTAACTAGTCTAACTGTGCCAGCTAATGTCCGTCTCAAGTTCATTCGCAACGGTTCAATCACTAACTCTGGCCAACTCACTATCAACACAAAGAATATCTCAGCTGACAACAGACAGATATTTACAGGTGTTGGAAATATAGACTTTGCTTCAGGGACTGTATTAAAGACTGGATGGTTTAATAGTATTGAGTCAGCTTTTGCCTTGACTGTAAATGACACTGTAACACTTATAGTGTCTAAGGCAGCAAATGTTACTGCAAGTTACTCACCTGGAAATAATGTAACTCTTAAGTGGGAAGCTGCTAGTAATATTCTCACAGCAAATGCTGGAGTTACTGTATCTAACATTGGCCAAGTTGAAGCAGGCAACTATCAACTCTTTGCTGGAGCTGGAAACTTTCGCTTTAGAGATGGAGCAGAACTTAACCTTACTTGGTTTCCTTATCTTCGCACAGCACTTACTTGGATATCTACTAATAAGGTAACCTTAGCTGTTAATAAATCATCTCCAGTTGATTACTCAGATTCTATTCCTTCTAATATCCAAATTAAGATAGTTAAAGGTGGAGATTTATCTATAGCACCAGGTATTACTTTAACCATTAACAATGCAAAGCAGATAGACATAGGCCCTTATTTCTTTGATCCTTTTACTGGCACTGGAAGTGTTGCAATTACTGGAGGTCTTACCTATACACCTGCAACTACACTAACAGCGGCAGTGTTAAATTCTTTCTTTGTTGGTGGATTTGCGTCTGCAGCAGAGATTACCATAGGTACTGAAGCATATAAAGTTATCGCTCCCGATCAATTAGCTCTTTCTAAGTATATTAACTATGAAGTTGATGCTCTGCACACTTATGGTTCTGGCACTTCCTTCACCCAAGCTACCATCGAAGCCGCCCTTACCGCAATAGGCACAGTAAACAAAGTTACCCTTCTTCTCCGTCCTGGAATCTGGGTAATAGGGGCTGCGGCAGATTGGAGTGCTTATACTAATATTACTTTTAAACTTCCTCCTGGTTGTTTAATCAGTCACGAGACATTCGCTGTTACTTTTGGATCACAACCAGATATAGCAGGGACATATCAAGTATTTACAGGAAGTGGACTTGTAGCGGGGTTAAACAAGGCTTATGCCGACTGGTTTGGGGCATCTTTTCTACAAGCAACAGTTACTTCTGCTCTAACATCACTTGGCACCACTAACAAAGTAGATCTTAATTTTTCAAGAGGAACCTGGGTATTTTCCTCTAATGTCGACTATTCATCTTACACCAATATTATATTTAAGTTTATGAATGATACTATTATCAGTCATGGGGCTTTTACTTTGGTTCTTCCAGACACTCCTGACGCTGGACGTTATCAAATATTCACTGGTTCCGGTGCGGTAACAGGTCTTAAATATGCCTACCCTGAATGGTTTGGAGCTAAGGGCGATGGTGTTACCGATGATAATATAGCGCTTAATCTGGCAAAAGCCTGTTTCCCTGATACATTAGCAGGGTTTAGAAGAGGTACCATTTTACTCGAAGATGAAACATCCTACGTGAATGGTACTACTTTTGTATTGCCTAATAATATCAGTATGAAGGGTAAGGGTTGGAATTCTAAAATCTTAAGTACTGTAGCTTCGGGGCCTTGTATAAAAAGGACACAAACTTCTTATGGAGGGGAAACGCATAGACGAGGGGGAACTCTAAAAGACTTCACCATAAAGTATGTTAGCGGAGCAAGTGCAGGTGGATTGCTTGTTGATAGTGGTGGACACTTAGAAGATGATGGTCTACATATAACTGGCTTTACGGGGTCATCCTGTTATGGATTAAGTTTTGGTACGGGGCCGAATGTAGAATTCACTGCCAATCGTCTCTATTGCGAAGGCAACTGGTGGGGTGTATATATACCTCAAACAGCAAGTTTAACCACAGCTACTTTTTCAAGTCTATCATCCAGAGGTAATATAAGACAAGGGTTTTACATAGAAGGAAGCGGAGTTATTGGCTTAACCTTAAATAATAGGACAGTGTTAGAAAGTAATGGTGCAAGTGGTTTTCAGTATACGGCAGGGACAGGAGCCCCTATTGGTATTACCTTAGACGGTATCTACATGGAGAACAATAATACCGATATTGCTGGCAAGCAGATTGATATTCAAGGGTCGGCGGCTGGATATGTCTATAATCTTACTTTAAATAATTGCACTATAACAACAGGCGGGGCGGCGGCAACTGGTGTATTTGCTTACAACTATATCCGTAATCTGGTTATGACAAATAACCATTTCCCTGCGACAGCACTTCCAAACTACGATGTATATGATTTAGGGTCGAATATAGGTCAGGTATGGATAGGTAATGCCCCAGGTACTACGGTAAATAATCTACCACTTTTAAAAAGCATGTTAATAGAAAGTGCCTTTCCAACTTTAGTAACCAGAGATTTAACCAACAGTGGGACAAACAGATGGGGTTACGAAAACATAGCTCTGCAACAGGTGGCTGATGATGCAGTGGCAATTCTGTATAGCGCCAAC